GTCCAGCAACCTCAAAGGCACGAGGATGTTGACTGTCTTGTGCTAGTTCTAGGATACCATCAACTGCTTCCTGTCCCTTATCAATTAGATTGTAGAGTTGTGCTCTACTGTATTCATAATCCTTCTCAGGATCATCGTCCGGTTTGACAATCGCTTTGGGTTCCTTAGACTTTTCGACGATCTCCGCTTTCACGTCAAGTGCTTTATCGATAGCGTCAAATTGCTTATCCATCAGATGTCAGTGCCTTGAGAAGGACTATAAGATTTTAGATCGCCAAAGAACTCAATATCGCTGTCAAAACCAAAGTCGTCTCCGACCTCAATCAGAGCGTTATCATTGGCATTGATTAGGTTCAGGGTATCGCCAGCATTATGTGTGACGATCTCTGTGCCATACTGTCCACGAGATACAATGACATTTGTGTTGTCAATCTCCTCAACACGCATGACCTCTTTGTTGACCTGAATAAACTGGTACTGAACAAGAGCAGCAGAACTTGTCACCTTGAGCAGAGTCTGCTTAGGATTGATTTCCGCTGTCAGTGATGTTGTGCCATCGGAGTTGTAATCCTCAGTGGCAGTAGGAACAACTGAGTACCTGACTTCTCTTGGACCACGACGTGTTGTGCTATAATCAATCTGAACACGCTTGATAATACCACCAGAAGCATCTGTTGGGATCTCGTTATAGAAGTATGTCTTAGCAGTAAAGTCTAGTTCGTAAACAATAGCACGACGAGTGCTGAAGTCGCCTTCATACTCATCACGGAACTGGATATTGTTTAGTGTGAATGGGATATCTTTCTTTTCATCATGACCCTCAATCATTGTCATGGTGACGTTGTATGCGGGTTGGAAGAATGGTAGGATTTGCTCTAGAATTTGTAGAGCATCGTCCTGAATCTTGGTAGCAAAACTTAGACGGAACCCAATATCATATGGGACCGGCATGAAAACTTTCTTGATCTTGTTCTTACTACTATCTGGAACAAGACAAAACTTTGTAATTGGCGATGCCTTACGAGAAGGATCGTACTGATATTTTACAATCTCGAATGACAATCTTGGTAACGTGATTGCTGCGTTGCGATCAAAATTGGGTTGCTGCTCAGCACGAGCAAGAAACTTCTGAATAGGACCATAAGCGATCGGCACCTTGATTGTACTGATCGTATTATCTCCTTGCTTATGCTTTACCGAGATGTTATTAAAAAGCGTGCCAAATGCTATGACAGTCTTCCTAATAGTCTCGTTATAAAAGTAATTACCAAACATTAGACCTCACCAAAAGGATTTTGCTCCGTGAAGTCCAGGATCGCGTCTGCTTCTGTTTCGATCTCCTGGTTGTCTTCGTAAGCGTCATCATCGTCGTAGTTAACGTTATTTAGACGATAGGCAACTGTCTCACCAGTAGACTTAGCAGTTCCCACAATGAGTTCGCCGATTTGGAACTTGCCAGTAAGGTCTTTTGCGGTGAGTTTTCCTGTTGGTTTGTTCCAAGTTGTAGCGTATGCTGTTGTTCCAGACGACACTCCACGAATGGTATCGCCATTGAAGAATGTGCCTACACCAACGGTACCGGCAGCTCCCACGGTGATAGTAGGAGCAGACGCATATCCATGACCAGCATTGGTGATTTGGATCTGAGCAAGTTTTCCGTCTCCCTGTAGGAGGGCAGTAGCAGCAGCACTGACACCACCAGCGGGCGGAGCACTGAAAGAAATAATTGGGGGTACAATGTAACCGTCTCCCTTGCTGGTAAGTGTGATAATACCGACGGCACCAGTGGTAGCAATACCCACTTGGAGTTGAATACCCGAACCCTTACCATCATCAGTCTCAATACTGATGGCAGGTGTAGATGTATAACCAAAACCAGGATCCGTGATCCTCACAACTTCTAGAGATCTAGTTCCATTACCATTGACCGTTGTAATACCGACGGCAGTAGCACGTCTACCCGATACTGGTGGAGAAATTCTAATCGTTGGATCTGCTGTATACCCTGTACCTTCATGAATAATCTTAATTTCATGAATACCACCATTGACAAGACTGGTAATAGCTGCGGCGGTTGTGCCAACACTTGCCAAAGTCAACGTAGCATTATATCCAATCGTCCTAAAGTCATCATCAATCTCACCAATACCTGTAATGATCTTCTCGTCTTCGTATTCGAAGGGTTCACACTTCAGTGTAAAGGTATAATTCTCTTGTAGTTGGTAGAAGTTGCTCTCATGCTCAACATACTTTACTTCGAATAGGATATCTCCTAGTGGAAAGTAAATACAATCTCCTTCCAGTGGTCTAACTGGCACACTATCAAGTCCAACACCACCACCATCCCTTAAGATGGGTGTAATATATTCCTCAAAACGTTTTTGTGAGATGATAATGTTCATCTCAGCAGTGGATCTTACCCCAAACTTTGTTAGTAGATTGTGGTTGTCACCAAAACCTTGATAGTTCTCAATGTATCCCTCAAGAGGAAACGACTTCTCAAACCGTGAAGATGTGACTTCACGCATCACAGTTTTTCTATTGACAAACGTGCGTGGCATATAGACAAACTCAATGCCATGCATACGAATATGTTCGTCTACAAGTTCCTGGACGAGATTTTGCTCGCCGTTTGATCCTTGAGTAAAGAATGGATTAAGCATCAGCCAATCATATCCATAGGTGGTAGTTCATATTCATTATTCATCTTCTCCTCTAATGCCTGTAACTCATTGACACCATCCTGATAGATCTCACGACCATTCATCTCAACACCACCGGGCAGTTTGACACCCTTAAACTTCATCATGTTGGCACCCCACTGCTTCTTCAGTAGAGCAGTGAAGTATCTCTTCAGGAATACATCATCATATACCTTGGTAAACTCATTAGGATCCAATGTTCTATAACATTGGATGATGATATAATCATCTACCTGTAGACTGCCAGCATCTGTGTCGAGGTATAGTCTATTCTGTCTACGGTTAAATCTAATCTGTTTATCTGGGTGTAGGATAAAATCAATATCCTCCAGATACCTCTTGGTCATTGTATAGTTCAGCAACTCAGTCGAACTAAACCAGTAAATTTCGTTTAAGAACAACTGATAGTTGACGCTAAACATGTTCGTGCTAATCGCACGGTTATCAAGCTTCCATACCTTTTCGATTCCGATGACAGCATCAGGAACTTGAATAAAGTTCTGTGTCTCCTCAAATCTATAGGTAGAGATTCCAACTCCGGTGGTTCCGACACCCGTGATATTAGCCGTCGTAGTCGTAGTAGTAATACCAATTACTTTATTATCTCCCCTTGCCCTGATAGAATCTAGGAAATTCTGATCAATCTTATACTTCAGGTACATCAATTCCACACCATCCATGTGGCGGTTTTGATATACCTGAATGGCGTCATCTACCAAATCTTCAATTTGCTCATCAGCAACATTGATCTCCAAGACAGGGTAACCCAACTGCCTCTTGGCATAATCAACTAGTTCCTGTCTTGAAGCAGGTTTAGCCATATTTAGTCCTACTTTCCTTTATTTAGTTGTTGTCGGAGATCGTTAATCTGCTGCTGTTGTTCTTTGATAGCCTCAATTAGAACAGCAGTGAGTTTTCCATAGGCAATATTCTTAATGCCTTCTCTTTCACCAACAACCTCAGGTATAATTTTCTCAACCTCTTGAGCAATTAGACCGACCTCATGCTTTCCATCCAGATCATTACGATCATACTCCACACCACGCATCGCGAGAATCTTGTCTAGAGCATTCTCATAAGTGACGACGTTATCTTTCAAAGAGATGTCAGAGTTTGATGTGATATCTCCACTAGCGACTAAATTGCCGGTTACATTAATGCCGGTTGATGTGGTGTTAAGCTTTTTAGAGTTGTTGTAATAAAGATCTACTGAACCATTTTTATTACAGACAACAGAATCCTCCCCTTGTTTACCTCTTAATATAACAGCATTACCATTTGAATCAATAATTAAACTGCCAGTGCCATTCTCTCTAATATAAGAGTTAAGTCCATCATGATAAATCTGTAAGTCATTGCTATTACCAAAACGAACCTTTACGTCATCATTATAGTCAGTGCCACTAGCACCACCTACACTTGCTGTTATCCCAGTCAAGTTTGATCCATCACCAGAGAATGAGGTAGCAGCAACCGTACCAGTTACTGTAACGCCGGAACTTGTGGTTTCAAATTTTTTACCATTGGCACCATGATAAAGTTCTACTGCAGCATTGTCTACAACTTTAAGAGCAACTTGATTTGTCCTACTTTCAAATTTAATATCACTTCCACTGTCTCTACTTCTAATAATCAGGTCATCAGTTCCCTGAACTTCGATCAAATTGTTAGAACCATCTTTCCAGATATAAAAATTATTACTGGAAGCATTATTCTTAAAAAATAATTGAGGACTGTAATTTTGATTACCATAACTTGAACTATTGTCAAGTGTTACGGATGCTCCAGAAATTCTGGCACTAGAAGAAACAGTAAAAGTTCCAGTAACTGTTGCTCCGGTTGTTGTGGTTTCAAATTTCTTGGAGTTGTCGTAGTTAAGTTCTACTGCTCCATTTTGAGTATACTTAAAGAAAGTATCAGAATTAGTGTCATCTTCCATGGTGAAGACACCAGTGTTCGTATTGATACTAAAATCAATTTGAGCCCCACCAGTAACATCATTAAAAATTAACTTTGGAGCATCAGACATAACCTCAACTGCACCGGTGCCCAGTGAATAAAGTTGAAGATTTTGATTACCAGCAGTCTTAATGACATTATTAGAACCATCGTGATAAATCTTCAGGTCATCTCCATTGCCAAGACGAATGTGATTGTTATCGTAGAGATCTAGGTGATTATGTAGAACGACATTTCCAGTAATATCAGCCGCGCCATCAACATCCAAGCTGTCGCACTGGACCTCACCGGTTACATCTACGCCATCAGTGACAACTTCAAATTTCTTAGAATTATTGAAGTAAAACTCTGAACCACCATTTGAAATGAATCTTGCATAATACTCGTTTTGATTTGCATTTTGAAGTTCTATATATCCACCACCACTGATAACCAAATTTCCAGTTCCAGTATCTGAAATGAATGAATTATTTCCATCATGATAAATCTGTAAGTCATCATCATCACCCAACTTAATTTTTTGACTATCACCAAGACTTAGTTCAGTTCCATTGAGAAGTTGAAGTTCGTCTTGATTCCATCTACCACTAATGTTATTAGATCCATTCTTTCTGTGAGCGATCTCAATAATACCATCCTCAGAACCATTGGTGGGGTCACCAATCTTACCCGTAATCTTGGCATAAAGACGAGTAGAACCACTGGTGCTTTCACCTTGGAACTTAATCTGCCCGATATAGTCGCCAGAAGAAGGTGAGGAACTGTTTCTATAAAGAAGAAACTCTGGACCAGCACTACTATTGGTGGCAGTATCTGTTAAAGTCAGATCTCCACTGACACTATTAGTGATGTAACCAGCACCGTTGGTTAGTTGGTTGTTGTTAGTGGGAACTGTTGGGGTATTGGTAAGATTATTATAATCAAAGGTTTGACCAGAGGCAAACGTAACCGCACCAGTGAACGTACCGCCCGCCAGAGGCATCTTAGTGGCGATACTATCAGTTACAGTGGTGGAGAAGTTTGCATCGTCTCCTAGCGCCGCTGCTAACTCATTTAGAGTATCTAGAGTTCCAGGCGCTGAGTCAACCAGATTCGACACCTGAGTGTTTACGTAACTCTGTGTGGCATAAGATGACAAGTCACTACTTGTAAGATATGATCCCAAATCACTAATCTGGGACTCTGTAATAGTAATATCGCCTTCGTGCTGAGTAACATCGGAAGAGGTTACTGTATACCCGGTAATAAAACCTTGTCCGTTGGTCAGTTGGTTGTTGTTAGTAGGAACACTAGAAGCGGTGATATAACCAGCACCGTTGGTTAGTTGGTTGTTGTTAGTAGGAATGGTTCCGCTAGAGAATCCAGATGTGTCAATGCCAGCAACTGTGGAACTTAGAGCAGCAACATCGACTCCATCAACAGTTCCAGAGACGGTAATGTTACCAGTAACATCAATACCAGTAGATTTGGTGGCAATCTTCTCATCACCATAGTGGTATAGGCCAACCTCACCCGTGTCTCCTTCACATCTGATGTAGTTGGTGGTGTTACCAGAACCGTCATCTGTCTGGATAATAACATCACGGTCGTCAGTAGTATTCCTAAGAATAAGGTCGCCTGTGCTTGTTTGCTCAACGATAAGATGACCTACTGTGGTATTAGAAACATAGGAGTTGGTGCCGTCATGATAGATTTCTAAATCATCACCAGTACCAATCAGAATCTTATCATTGTCCTGCAGGTCCAGGTTAGCATGTAGGGTTACATTACCGGTAATATCAGCAGCACCATCAACATCCAAACTGTCGCACTGGACCTCACCGGTTACATCTACACCAGTAGATTTGGTAGCAAGTTTCTGAGTACCATAGTGGTAAAGAATAACCTCACCAGTTGAACCATCAGCACGGAAGTAATCAGCAGTACTACCAGAACCATTATCAGTTGTAATAATAACATCCTGATCATCAGTGGTATTACCAATAGTAATGTTACCAGTGCCTTGTTGACTTATATAACTATCAGCACCGTTATGATAAATCTGTAAATCTTGAGAAGCACCAAACTGTAATCTATCATCGGTGGCGCCAGAACTATCACCAAATTGAATTAGATTGCCATTGGTGTTTAAATCTCCACCAAGTTGTGGTGTAGTGTCATTAACAAGATCAAATGAAATTCCAGTTAAACCAGCACCAGAACCACTGAATGTGGTGGCAGTTAGTGTTCCTGTGACTGTTACACCAGAAGTTGTAGTTTCAAGTTTCTTACTATCATCATAATATAATTCTACATTTCCATTAGTGGCAGCAGTTATACTCTTTTCACCATTAATTCCAAACTGTAATCCACAATCGGCATCAATTCTAAATTTATTGTTTGATTGATTATAATAAATTTCAACATCATCAGAATTTCCAAGGAGGATTTTTTGATCATCCTCCATATCTAATCCATCGGCAGTAATAGTTCCGGTTACATCTACACCAGTAGATTTGGTGGCAAGTTTCTGAGTACCATAATGAGACAACTGCACTTCACCAGTGGAACCATTGGCAACGACGTAGTTTGTGAGACCACCAACACTGTCGTCGGCTCTCAGAGCGAGAACACCATTATCTGTGTGTTGGTCAAGGTAAAGACCACCAGTGTAGTTCTCGAAGTGAGTGTTGGTTCCGTTATGATTGGCGACGAAATCGCCGTCATTACCCAGTTGGATTGAGGCTCCATCGTTGAACCTCGTGTGACCAGAGGTCTTGGTGGTGGAAGTATCACTACGGAGGAAAGAACCTTCGTGAAGACCATCCAGAAGGTCAGCATTCAGGCCGGAACCCAGTCCATCGACAGTCAAGAGTGCGGTAAGGATTTCTGAGGCAGTCTGGTCGCCGGTAGCGCCAGCCTCAATACCATCCAACTTAGAACCGTCGGCGGCAACGTCACGACTATCAACAGTACCGGTAACAGTGATGTTTCCAGCAAACGAGGCAGAGCCGCCAGCAGTAATGTTTACCTTCGAAGCACCATTAAGGGTTGCCTGGAAACAGCTGTTCGAAGCACTTGTACGGTTGGAGACAATGTTACCGTTTCCGGTGATCTGTCCAGCAAACTCGGCAGAACCGTCAGTATTCAGGTCGATACCTGTACCGATCTCGACGTTCCCGCTGAACGTACCGCCCGCCAGAGGCATCTTAGTGGCGATACTATTAGTTACAGTGGTGGAGAAGTTTTCGTCGTCTCCTAGAGCCGCTGCTAACTCATTTAGAGTGTCTAGAGTGCTGGGTGCAGAATCAACCAGATTCGACACCTGAGTGTTTACGTAACTCTGTGTGGCATATGTTCCCAAATCACTAATCTGGGACTCTGTAATAGTAATATCACCTTGATGCCCAGTAACATCGGAAGAGGTTACTGTATACCCGGTAATATAACCGGCACCGTTAGTCAACTGATTATTATTAGTAGGAATGGTTCCGCTAGAGAATCCAGATGTGTCAATGCCAGCAACTGTGGAACTTAGAGCAGCGACATCCACTCCATCGACGGTGCCAGAGACTGTGATGTTACCAGTAACATCAATACCAGTAGACTTAGTAGCAAGTTTCTGAGTACCATAGTAATAGAGAATAGCCTCACCAGTGCTACCATCAGCTTGGAAGTAATTTGCGATACCACCAGAACCATTATCGGACCTGATTGAAATATATGAATCATCTACAAAGTTTGAGATTAAAAGTGGACCAGTTCCTGTTTGACTTATATTAGAGCTAGAACCATTATGCCCAATATTCAGGTCAGAACCAGTACCGAATCTAAAGTCAACACCATCGTTGATTGTTAGGTCACCAGAAGTTTTAGTACCTACAGCATCACTACGGAGGAAGGATGTAGAGTCAAGCCCATCCAGGGTGGCAGCGTCACCACCATCAGCACTGGTGATATAACCAGCACCGTTAGTCAACTGGTTGTTGTTGGTCGGAATTGTTGGTTTATTGAACAGATGATTATAATTACCCGAGAATGTGGAGACACCTGCCACATTTAAGTTGGTTAGAGCAGAACCATCTCCAGCAAATGAGGTTGCTGTAACTGATCCAGAATATGATACACCTGCTCCAATACCATTGGGTTCATCCCATGGGTTTACACTAATCGTTGTCGTAGCGATACCAACGGAATATTGATCTTTTACAACGTATACCTTACCATCGTAAGTGTTTACGGCAAACTCCCCCCTTTCCAGTTGGGTAGTTGATGGAACCTTACCCTCAACTGAGGATCTCTTTGCGCGAATCTTGGGGTTTGCCATGATGCTAAAAAGCGAAATGCGTGTAAAGACACGACTTGTGGTAGAGATATTTAGGTGATATAATTAGTATGAGAAAGAGCACCCACTTGAAAAAACTTGTTATCCTCACAGGTCCACAGGGGTCTGGCAACCATCTATGGTCAAAGATTTTCTCTCTACATGAAGATGTGTTTGGTTGGAAAAGTCTCCTCAATAACTATTGGGAGGCACACAGAATCTCAGAACCGTTTGCGGACTGTTGGAAAAATACAGAACTATTAAAAGACTTTGACTGGGATCAGTCTGATTACTTCTTTACCAGCATCAGTGTTCCTCTAGGAATTAAAGGTCAGGGTACAAAGTGGTGCCCCAATGTACCTGCGTTCGCACAAGCAGCAGAAGACCTGGGCATTGATGTAGAGATTCTTGTTATTGGAAGAGATCAGAATATCCTAAATCACCAACAAACACGTCTTCGTGAAGAGAGCACTGTTCGCCATTTCCTAGATCAGTTGCCACACATGGGCAATGTGACGTACTTGAGTTATGAGTTGCTATATCTGTACAAACAGGAATATCTAAAATCTCTTAAACTAAGTATCCCTGTTGCTTGGTATGATGATCGTGTAGATGTCATTCTAGAGCAAGATGCTAATAGTAAATATATCACGTATGTGGATGAGAATCCTCTTGATGATTGTAATAAGACCGGTGTTCCAGCACCCCTAAATCCTTTTAAGGAGGGACCTACAGGTCCTCAACCTGAAAAACCGGTCAAGTGTTGCTAAATGCCTAAACTACTTCTACTAGCAGGAATCGGTTGGTGTGCCACATCACCACTTCACCACACCCTTAAGAGACAAAAAATTGTTAATACTGGAATAGCAAAAGAACCTGATATACTGTCACATTTAGATAATCCAGATCCAATAAAAAGATCTGTCAAACGAAATTCTTTGTATGAATATAAAAAGCACAAGTGGGGTAATGCTGATTTAATATTTTCTGAAGACGTAACCTTAGATAATTTTATTGAGTACTATAGTAAATTAGTAAGTGATGAATATAAGTATGTTGGAGAATTTAGTAATGATAACAGTTTTTTATCGGAAAATTTTCTAGCAAAAATTGCTCCAAAACTTAAAGATCATTTTGATGTGAAAGTTTTGATGATTACAAGAGATCCTGTAAGAAGAAGTTACTCAAAGACTTCTGCTAACTATCAGAGAATAATTGACAAACAATTTCCTGACAGCATCTCCTATTGGAAGCATATCCTGTCATTACCAGGACAAAATATATTTAAGTTTTCTTACACAGATATATACAAAAAATTTTCACAACATTTTCCAACACATGCCATAGTAATGGAGGAGTTATGGTCCGGTAAAACTAAAGAGTTGGAAGACTTTTTAGGATGTGAATTAAATGGTCTTCATAGAAATTGCTATTATCCAGAAATGGGTACAAAAGCACCAAGGTATGAAGAGTTACCAGATCAATGGACAAGTGACTTACAGGATCTGACAGATGAAGATTATGCTTTTGGAAAAAAGCATCTACAATGGATATATGATGAATGGTTTGAACAGTTTAAAACGCGCCCTTGGAACTAATGAAAAGAAAACTTCTAATCACAACTGGTCCACAAGGTTCTGGAAATCATCTATTTGCTAGAGTGTTAAGTCAACACCCGGAAGTTACTGGGTGGGAAAAACTAAAAGAGAATTATTGGGTTCCATCTGATGAGGAACCATTTGCTCGTTATTGGGTATATCCTGAAGAACTGGAATTTCCTGAAGGAGATTTTTTCCTTGCTAATGTCAGCGTACCATTCTTTTATGATGGTGTTAGACAAGTGCCAAAGATCCTAGAGGTCTGCCATCAGGCAATGCATCTTGGATATGAACCCGTCGTTGCTATTATTGTCAGAGATCAAAATATCAATGCTGTCCAACAAAAAAGGGTCGGTGGGGAAGTAACCCTACCAACCGCTATGGGGTATTATAAGTCTATCTTAGAGGACCCTTATATTGATACCCATTTCTTATCTCACGAAGCATTCTTCATGTGGAAAGATGAATACATCAAATACATTGGTCATCAACTAAAGTTCCCTGTAACGACCGAAGGCATCGACCAGTTCATAACCGGCGATGCCAACGGAAAGTATGTAAGTCCCGTCAAAGACCATTGGTTAGACGAGACTATTAGAGCTGGACGCCAACCGTTCAGTAAACGGCAATAGCGGTGTTCTTGGCGCTGATCTCAGCGAGGTCAGCACGCATCTGGGCGACTAGAGCGAAGATACGCTCTTGGACTTCGGCAGCACCCTCGGCGAGTTCGGCGAGTTTGCGGGCACCGATGGAGGAGTGGAAACCTTCGTCCTTGGCGATAGCAGCGTAGCGATCGGCGATGAACGAATCTTCGACACACTCAGCCATTTCCGACCAGACTGCTTCGGCGCGACCTTCAGCAACGAGCTGATAAGCGGCAAGAGCAGCGGCGTCTTCCGAAGCTTCATACTTCTCAAGTAGGGAAGCACCCTTGGCTTGAGGAGCAGCAGATTCGGCAGCGAATAGTGCTTCTACGTCAACGGTTTCGCCGCTGATGTGCTCAAGAACTTCCTTAACCATGCGGAAGTGCTTGGCTTCGTCGTGAGCTTGCTTGGTTAGAAGCTCGAGTTCGGCAACAGGCATCGAAGCGGGGGCAGCAGCAACCTCAGCAGAGATAGCATACATGTTTTGTGCTTCGTTGACCATACGTCCACGGAAGTGCTCGATCATGCTCTCTTTGCTAGGATTAGAAGCAAAGAAACGACGAACGTTAGCACGGGACTCGGTGAAGAGACCGGCGTTCTCTTCCTTGATTTGGGCTACAAATTCCTTTCCAGAAAGCATTGTTACTCCTTGAAAATTACTAAGTATATTTGTATTTACGCTACTATTTAGAAAACTCAAAATAGTAACGCTCATGTCCTTGGACTGTATGTTCGATCTGAAACTGGTCCATGGTGTATTTATATTCCTCAACAATAGAATCTATTTTATCTTTGGTCCATTTGTACCATTCGATACCATTCCACTCATTAGACCAAGAATGCTGAATACCAGGATTGACCCTGAAGAACGCTTTCTTGGTCCAGATACGGTCTAGAATATCAATTTGATGGTCGATAGTTTCTTCGTCGCCAAAATTGATAGATCCTAGACACAGAGCAACATCTACAGTAGGACCATCATACTGCTCTAGTGAAATTTTGACATCGGCAGCATCATTATATGGATCAATACCTTTGAGATTATTGATCTTATCCTTAAATCGGTTAAATCCACACCCAACATCGAGAACTCTGTCTGGGTTTATGGCATTTACTTTCTCCACCAGAGACCAACCCGAATAAGGATATCCGTCTAAACTAGAGTCTGACCACTTACCACTAAAATAAGACTCCATGGTCATCTCTCCCACCCCCAATAAATGAAACTGTTTTTAAAATATTCGTAAATTTGATTTAACTGATCTTTAGTGAAGATACGCTTACACTCCTCGTAGTTAAATACGTGAGATTTTTTAGCATGTGGTATATTTTGATCTATATGATAATGATTACATAAGTCTCTTAGATCATTCTGTAGATTGTCAAACTTAATTGTGATGAGGTCTGGGTCATATAGAGCATCACCGTAAAACTCATATTGTCGAAATCTTTCGTGATTATTTCTTTTATTTCTCCAGTAAGGAAGACACTTTCTCCCAAACATAGTCTCGAATGAATATCTTAAGTACTCATCAGTTTTTTTGGGAACGTATCCAAGATCTCGATATTCTTTTACATCCTCAATTGTATTGATATCCTGATGTACGTGCCAAGCACAAGACGAAGCGACAATCTCATATGGATGTCGTATCGAAATGATTGGAGTTAGATTGGAGATATCTAAGTTTTTTATATCTCCATAGTTTGAGTGTTCATGAAACTCTGAACTAACTTGTACAGATCCCACTCTAAATTGTCTATCAATTTGCTCTACCACACCAAAACTAGTACAAATATCTTCTGGTCCTTGACATAGTTGACCCAAAACACATTCGATAGTAGTTCCCGCACATTTCTTTGCTTTAAGAAAGTAAAAGCGGTGAGATCTTGAGATAAGCATTAAGTCTTAATCCTGAAAATATCATCACAGTTATAGAAGACATATGGGGCATCATAAGAAGGCCACTTTACTTCGAAGAAGTTGTTATAATTAAATACAGAATCCCAAACCTCATGTCCTTCATCATCCCAAACGTATCCCAGTTGATTCATAAACCATCGATTTGCCTGTATAATTGATACTGGTTTGTCATCGATCCATGTTCTAATCATTGCGTCATGTTTGACGATTAGATCATATAGTTTTTGATAATTATCTGGGTGATTTGGAAGATAGGTATACTTCATCCAAGCATCATAGTTTGGATAGCGACCTTTAAATTCCATACCATTATTCCAACCATTAAATGCTGGACCAGGTTCTCGTAGGATAAAGATTATCTTATTATCAGGGAAATTCTCAGTTAACCAATTTAAATTTTTTGTTTCCGCAAAAAAATGTGAACGGATTAGATAGTTCCGCTCATCATGCTCCTGAAATGGTCTCAAACATTCGTCAATAAACTCCTGTTTGGTATAGTTAGCACCAATGTCATCAAAACCGGCACCATACTCCCGCTTGGGATCCCAGAAGCATCCCTTATGGAAAATGGGTGCTCTCTCGATACCTTCTGTATCAGCTCTTTTACCACGCTCCTCCCATTCAGGTCTTCTGTCGGAGTTGTTGAGATTTAATTTCTTACAACAGGACAATAGAAGTGATAATTTTGCCCATCCACTACCAGGAACTGCACAGTAAAAGATGAGTTGTCTTTCATCAGAAAGAACCGGCATCAGTCGTCTCCGATGCTTTACGACCACGCTTTTTAGCAGCAGGTGCTGGTTCTTCTGCTACGGGTTGCTGTGGCGTTTGGAGTTGCTGTAGAGTTGCTGTAAGCACAGCAATCCTTGCCTCATAGGCAATTGCTTGCGCTGTCATATCGTTCAGGCGCTTCTGATACACGCTCA